AAGCAACTGATTCTACATCTTCTAACCCAAAATGATCCATATACCATATCTAGTTTATTATTGGTGGTCTGGCAAGATGAAGATGTGGGTGTGTATAAGGGAGTCCTCGAGTCCCATGTATATATATAAATAAAACTGCGACTGCTGTATGGGGTGTACCCCCTTTGTTCTTTTGCAAAATGTAGGTTATAGCTTATAATATTACTAATGATAATAAAAGATTATCAATAGAAATTCCTATAACTATTAATTATAAGAACACCGGTTAGTATATGGTCAGTAATGTTGACCGAAGTTATAACGCTAAGAACTCGAGGCGTGGCGTGTAAAAGAATAGCAACTTTAATCAATTATATTCCAGGTCCTCTATTCCAGGATCTTACACAAAAAAAACCCACCAATAAAATTAATTACTAATGGGTTTAATTTGTTTATTATTATTTAATAATTATTATTACACCATTTAACAAGTTTATCTTTAACAACCATAAACTCTAATTTATCTTTTATTAGTTTTTTAGCTTGAGCTACAAACTTTTTATCTTCCATTAATAAACCTGGATTAATACAAGTTTCACCAGCTACCATACTAATTAACATTTCACCTTTAGACATTTTTTTTATACCTTTCTTAAATTAAGTTTTAAAGTTTTAACTGACTTACTATACAACTTGTTTGGTTCAACACTCATTAAACCAGCTTGTTCAAGTGTTTTAAATTCATCAGTTTTTGAAAAATCTTCAACACTCATTTCTTTTTTAAATTGCTGAGCTTTAATAACATCAGCAGCATTTATTTTTATTGTCATATTATCCTCTTTGTTTATTTGTTTAATCTAGTTATACATATTATATAATTATATGCAAGTATTATTTTTAATTAAATTGCTGAAGAATACTTCTTGCTTCGAAGAAGTAAGCATTAGAATTATTCTAAACTAGAGTGTTGCATAAATACCAGGATTTGTTGCATAAATATCACACATAAAAAAAATATACTTTTTGTATTGACACCAATGAATATATGTATATGGTTTGTATATAAACAAATGAAAGGTAAAACAATGACAACACTTGATATAAATGATCCAAAGTATTACGATCCATTTTTAAAAACATTAGAAGAAAATACTTTTAAAAATTATCATACAGAAAATTGTATGTTGATTGCTTACAGCTTTGGAACATCAGTACAAAAAGAAGAAATGAAGGAAATATTTAAAGATCATAACAATGAAAGGTATGGTTATGGAATAAAATGTATGACTTCAATAGCTAGAAAATACTTAATAAAAGATATTTTAAACAATATTAAGGACCATTGTTTAAGAAGAAGTATTAAAGCTAGATTATAAACCAATAGAAAGGAAAATAAAACAATGATTAAATATGTAATACACTCTAAAAAATGGCGTGATCGTATCAATGGCAATACTTACCACGCTGCAAGAATACTTAACACTCAAAATAATTTAATGATTGCTGCACCAATGCAGTATGGATATGGCGATCAATTTATACAATCAGCTAGTGAGGTTATGCTTGAAAATAATTGGATTAAAGAAAAATTAAAAGGAATTGATTTTCAAGAAATACACATAATAGATCAAGATGATTGCAAGAAAAAAGAAGTTGAGAAGTGGGGTCAATCATGATCAAAAACATCTTAAACTTTTTAGATTATGTTTTATTCTTAGGATTGTTTTATTTAATGTATCTAGGTTTAAAACATGGACCACAAATAGAACAATTAATAATTGAATTGAAAGGGGGTGCGATATGAAGTGTTTAGATTGTGGATTTAATGAAGGTACACTATTAAAACAATTTCAAGAACAACCAGAACAAAACTATTCCTGGTATGAGCTATCAGAAATGACAGAGGTTTGTGCTAGTTGTGGAAGTGAAAATATAAAAATAGAAAGCGAGGACCAATGATAATACTAGGAAAAACTAAACACGAATGGCAACAATTAGAGCTACAATATAGACCTGAATGGATCATATTTTTAATAGGGTTTATTCTTGGGAGTATTATATTTTAATAACATGAAAAATAATAAATGGGAGTTCGGAATCACTTTGCTACAAGGCATATTATTCTTACTAGCTCCCATTTATTCTTGGAGCTATAATATTTTAAATGAATAAACAACTAACACAACAAAATTTAAGGGAGTTAGCTAGACTAACTCTCTTGAATATTTTAAGTGCTAAAGGTCTTTACTATCAGAAGTATCAGAGATTGTATCAGCAGAAACATCAATCAAATCAGATTGATTATCCTCCCAAGAAATTTTAACTACTGAATCACTTTTAACATCTATCTTTTGTTTCTCTGTAAATAGACTACTAATCCTTGGTGCTAACCATTTAATATAGTTTTGTTTCTCCCTTAAAAATAGTAGTTCCTCATTGGACATTTCAGTAGTATCAGATTCAAAGATCGCTAACATCTTTTCAACAAGTGTTTTAATACCTATCTCTTGTGCTTTTAAAAACTGCTCTTTAAACTTTGGGTTTTGATCTAAGTATTTGTAGAAACTCATCAAGCTGATCTTTAAGGTGTCTTTGACTACGATATGTGGTATTCCTCCATCGTAAATAGTGGCGAGAATAGTATTTTGTTCGGTATCGTTGAGACTTAGCTCGTTCTTCTTCTTTAAGGATATATTCTTTGATTTCATTCCTAGATTTTGTTTTAAAATTAATTAAGTTTTTAAGTATATTAATTTTTTTATCTAATTCAATCTTGTTATTCTTGTATAATCCTTTGTATTTTCTGGTCTTACTATCCCAAGTCTTAGAACCTTTATGAAATTTACATAAAAATCTTCTTGATGTAGGAGTAAATTTACCCATAGCTTTACACCTAACACCGCTATGTCTAGCGATTGCCTCACACCTAATCTTTAATTTTGGCAATGGGATTACCTTTATAATCTAAATTGTTTCTGATATTATATTCTTTCTTTGTTTTATAAGCGAAGTTCCTTTCCTTTGTTATCTTCTTTAACTCGCTTTGTATTATTCTAGGATCTACTAAATTTTTTTGACGAGCCAGTTCCTCCTTTCTCTTAATAGCTAGTTTACAATAATAAACATTCTTAGAGTCATTTTCTAAGTCAGGCAGGGGTAGAGTGGCTAATTCATTTATTGTATCATCAAGATTACCTTTATTCTTACTTATTATCTTATCTATATTACTAATATTATGTTCTACTAATGTAGACGTAAAACGGCTATCTTGGGGTCGTAAAACGTCTATCTTAACTTTATCGTATAGCTTTTCAGCTTTAAGAAATACCTCATTTACAATATAAGTCTTACCAGATTTACCCCTAAAAGATTTAACAACATTTAATTTATTTAAGGTGGATAAGCAGCTCTTGATCGTGGTTCTACATAGACCAGTATCTTTGTGTATAGTTTCGTGCCTTAATCTTGCCTCATATCCATTCTTCTTCCAAGCATATTTCATAACAGATAAGAAAACATTAAGACAATGGGATTTATGTTCGCCATCTAGCTTGTTAAGATGGTGATATAACTTGTAAGTTATAAATAAAAAACCTCTACTTGTGTCCATGTTTACATACCTTTTTGTGATTGGCTTGTAAGTCTAGCAAGATTGACACCCATTGTTGCTCGTTCATTACCTCAAACTCTGTCTGAGAGCTTGTTATACGCTTAATCCTAAAAGTTAGGGTAGTTGGGGTCAAATTTTTATATAACACCAAAAAACAGGGTATATTTAGGCGACTAGCGACTATGTTTGCAAGGGTTGTAGCTTTGTATTTCTGTCCTTTGTCATAACAAGTTTCTAGTATAGCAAGTGGCTCGTAACAATTAGGACAACATTCAATACTATCAATATCAATCATGGCAATATTGTCATATTTCCTATGCCAATCGTTATAGCTGCCATTACTAAATGCGTAGGTCCATCTAGCCACGAACAATCCTTTTGTGAGTGTTATCCATCATGACCCCATTGGTCTACCATGGCATTAGCAAAACCTTTAAAAAATTTAGATCTATTTTTTTGTCTATCTTTACCACCTTTATTAAACCAATTACCAGGTATCTTTGTTGATTGTATAGTCCATTGATTTGCCATAGCTCTAGCTACACCTTGAAATGTTTTACTTGATTGTTTAGCATTAATACCTGAATAATGATAACTTTGTCCTCGTTTTTTACCACCAGAATTACTTGGTAATAATGGTTTATGTTTTTTTATGTTATTTGTTGGTTTTAATTCTGGTAAATTTTTTAACCACAATCTTGTATTCTTGCTAAAAGGGTGTCCATACTCATAAGGTTGAATTGTTTGTGTGTGCTTAGGTAAGGCAAAAATTTTACTTGATATAGGATTTTCAACACAGATTTTATTTATTGGTGCATTGTATAATGCCATAAAAAATTCTTTAGCTTTTAATCCTAACTTATATCTATCTTCATTTAACTTACCTTTAGGATATAAATATCTAGCACCAGCATTAGATAAATATGTGCAAGGTGGATGAGCTATCATAAGATCCCAACCTTTATCTAAATATTCTAATACATCCCCTTGATAATGATTACCTGGACTTTCAGTAGGTAGTATATCACATGACCAAGCATCATGTCCTTTGGCAGCAAAGGCATCCCTTACTATACCTGAATACTCACAAGCTACTAATACTTTCATTTTTGTTTTATAATTTGATTTGCAATTGTTGTCCAAGGGTTAAAATTATAATCTAATTTACTACAACCTGTTAAGATTATTAGTATAAATATTATGAAATATATTTTCATTTATTTTTTAAGACTAATATAATATTATCTTTTAGTTCTATATCTTTTTCCAAAGCAAGTATTATATCAGATTGTTTTTGTATAAATTTTTTTTGTCGTTTGATTTCTTCCTTACATTTCTTTAGCTCATCAGGACAACCTATCTCATCAAACATTTTATCATTGGTCATTTCAATACTTCTATTTTTTTAACAACAGATCGTGGATAAACTGTGGTGTTGCCAACTGTTAGTTCGCCATCATCATCAAAACTATGCGAGGCAAAAATAATTAGTTTCTTTTGATCCTTGTAAAGTAAGTAGCCAATGTCATCACACCAGCTAAAATTTTGATCAAGTGCTTTATCTAAAGACATCCATTCCGACATGCTGGTCGGATCTTGCCAATAGATACGAACTCTTTTGTACTTAAACTTATTTACTTTCTTCATATTTCCACCACGCTTTATAAAGATCATCAAGCGTTACTTCTTTTTTTGTAACCTCTAATATTTTCTTTACCATCTTTGGTCTTGGAAATCTTTTTTCTTTACTCTCAAGACATATCCTTTGACTATTTGTTGCAGGATTTATTGATCTTATACCAAGCATAGTGCCAAGTGTATAATGAGATATACCTTGTTTCTTTCGCCATTCAGCTAGTGTCATTTTCCTCCTATTTGTTATACTAATAGGTTGTATATATAGCATATAAAAGATTTGACAAGCATTTAGATTAGCTGTAAAACAAAGAAAACAAACAAATGAAAGAATATTTTAAAAACTTTAATGGTGGTCAAGGACTTGATCATTGGAGTCCATCTTCAAGCCAAAACTTTACAAGGTTTGTGTTGAATTACTCTCTGCCTCAAGAATTAAGACGACTATTCTTGATCAGATATAAAGCTCCTTTTGGTAATTTAGTTAATAACACAACACAAAGATTAACTTGTGAGGTTTTGTTTGAAGGGGATAAAAAGATAAATCTTAAGAACAAAAATTATGACGATATATTTCAGCAAGAGTTAGATGAAATAGATAAGAACACACCACCAGTAGATGCTAAAGATAAACTAGCAAGAGAGATGATGATTAGCTTTGCTCATCCAACTATTGAGAACATGAAGAAAGCTGTTAAGGAAATATTTGGTAATGAAAAGTTAGTCGCTGAAAGATATGTGTCTGCCAAACATAACGATATGGTCATAGATATTATTGGTAGAGTTGATTATGAAAGCAATGACAAGATAGGTGAAGCAAAAACTAAACCACCTACGATCAAAAAGAAGAGAGGCAAAGATGAATACTATATGGCATCAACGCAGCTTCCAACTGAACCTGATCCAATGCACATAAATCAACTTGCCTTTTACTTTCATTGCACAAAGAGAAAACCTTTTTTGTTTTATGTAAATGAAAATGAATACAAAATCTTTGATGACACACACGATATGTTAATACCTGATTATTTAGAAGAGCAATATAATTTACTTACACAAAGACTAAAGTCTTGGGAACAACTAATTATATTTTGTAAAGGGGATATTCAAAAGCTATCATCCTTTGCAGAACCACCAGAATTAAATCATCCTTTTTATTATAGGGATTTAATAGACGATCAAAAAAAACAAATCAAACAACTATGGGGGTTAGACGCATGAAACTAAACATATATCAAAAACTACATAAGGCAGCTTGTGAAGCAAGAGGAGTGGTCAAAGGAAAGAAAGTACCAGGTATGCAATTCAATCCTTTGCTACATGACGAAGTACAAAAGGTGGCAATGGAGTCGTTACTAAACAATGGACTCTATCCTATTTGTAACTACAAAAACTATGTTCAAGAAAACTTTGTAATGGTTACTTGTTCAATGAGAATACACGACATACAAGATCCAGAAAGCTATGTTGATATAGAGGGATGTAGTGCAATGGGAAACTTAGATAAGTTTGGTACAGGTAATGGTATGAGCTATGCCAAGAAGTATGCTTACCTAAATGCCTTACATTTAAAAACAGGTTTAGATAATGAAGATGGCTACAATGCTAAACCTTTTAAAAAAAATTCACAATCAAGTGATACAGAACATGATAACAATCATGTCATGGCAATAGATAATATCGAAAAAGATATTAAAAATGCAAAAACTATTTATGAACTAAGAAAACTTAGAAATTATAAATACAAAGACGCATTTAATATTGCTATGAAAAACCACCTTAGAGTTTATAGACAATTAGATGATCTATATGGCACTAAGGAAACACAACTAAACACACAAGGAGTAACACAATGAGTGATAAGATATATATAAAACTTACACACAACCAAGACAAGCAACAAGGAGACAATAGACCAATTTTTGTTGCACCAATAAATCCAAAATCACCAGAAGGTAAAACCTGGAGACTTGGTGTAAAGATTGGAGAGAGTTGGTACAATCAAGCAGGATTTGAGGATCTTGACGAACAAGGTAATCCCACAGGAATTATCAATGTTGTCTTGACAC